ATTGATAACCAATGCACTCCTTACGTTGTGGTAAGGGTACGTTCCATGATTAACGTTGCCTGTCATTAGTACTGTTTTACCTGGTGTAGGTACTATCTCATTAATACTAAGGGTAAGATCTCTTTCTACAATAATAGTATATAACGAACCTGAATTATCGTTTGGTAGATCTAATTCTAAATCTTGTGCATACATTACTAAACTAATTAGATTAGGTTTGCCTGTATGATTGTGTACACTTTGATACTCGTGTGGTTTATAATTATGCAACCAGCTTTCGTCTACTGTTACTTTCTTTACGGGTATGTTATGTTCATTCATTTTATCTCTAACCCAGTTTTCCATACCTACAAAACAGTTAGGATCAATAGTACTTTGTATTCGTCTAGGATAGTCTTTAACTTCTGTAACGTGATTGTTTGCTTGTTGATGTACAACAGACCATCCGTCATAGTGTGTTTCAATTACAGCTTGATTGTATCCTGTGTATACTTTATCCATTACTTAAATTTCCTGTCTATCCACTTCTTGCCTACATATAATAATGCTATAACAATTACAATACCACCAAGTACTGTTGCTTCTAATATAATATCACCTTGACTTGAATCTATTTCAATGCCGTCCTCGCTGATTGCAATACGACATGTTTCACATGTTTCACTCATTAGGATCAAACTCCTCGTCTGGTGCAAAGTAATCAAAGTCAAAGTCAACTACCCATGTACGCCTTGGTGCTTTACAAGGATAAACTCCGTGCCACACTCTACCATCCATAATAACTGTTCTACCTGGATATGGTGCAAATTGATTGTATTCTTGTGTACCATCTGGATTAGGCATTAGTGTGTAAAGCATACCGTTGTCAGGTGACATAGTTTTATGGTCACTGTCGTTAACAGGAGTTTCATCCATAGCCATTACCATACTAATACATGCACTTCCGTGATTGTGTATTGCTTGGTATCCGCCATCACTATAGTCAACACACCAAGTCTTACTTACTTTAATAGTTTTAACAGGAATGCCGTTGCGTCTAACAACTTTCATTACCCATTCCATTAGTTGTTTCCAATCAATGTTATCAAACTTTTCTTTGTCTATAGGAGGAAAGTTTGACTGTACTGATGGTTCAAATCTTGTTTCTTTAAGAAGTTTACTGCTTGGAAAGCCTTGTTGTTCAGGTGTGTCAGGATTCATCTTATCTGACCTTACAACTTTGCCACCCCATGCAGGTAAGTTAGGAGGAGTAATATCATATTGGTAACCATTGAATGTTGTTTTAACTTTGCTTTGGTCTTCACCCCTAAACTTGTCATTTTCAAATAGCTGTAAAAACTGTTCATGGAAAGGACATCTAATATCTACTATCCATTGATTACTTGCACTCATTAATGTGCCTAGGTCCATACGTTGTGTCATAGTGGTATATCGTTCCTATCTCTGCCGTTGGTATTAATAGTAAATGTAATTCTATCTTCATCGCTGTTACTTGCTTGAGTCTTGTGTGTTAGCCAACCCGGAAATATTACAACGTCATTAGTTTGTACACTTACTTCTTTCCAGTAATCGTGTATTGTGTTAGTAGGAATACGTGAATAACCTGACCAGTTAGTTCTTAGTAACTGTTCAAACTCTATGTTACCACTTTGTGGTGGAACTTGTACGTATGCAGACACTACTACGTTTGCACTACCATGATCATGTGGTAATGTATGTGCATCTCGTTTGTGTAAATTAGTCCAACTACCTGTAGCAATAATATCTGTGTACTGTATATCCCATTCAGCTAGAGCTATTTCAATCTTTGGACGTAACCAAATCATAAAATCTCTATTACATTCCCATTCGTGAGGAGGGTTAGCATGACCTGCCGTACTCTTGCCACCATCAGCTTCTGTTTGATGTAACTGTGCTTCTGTGGATTGGTAGTCTTTAAATGCTTGTACATCAAAGCCTGGACTATAATTATATTTCCAAACTAGATTAGGTACAATAGATACTTCATTCATAGTTTCCTCCTATACATTATATAGTATACAGGAAGTGTTCTACGTTGTCAAGTGGTTTTGTTATGCAGTTGCTTTTGATGTTGCACGTTGAGCCATTTTATCTACTTCGCCGTCAGTCTTTTGACCTTTTGGTGCATCGCTAGGTGCTTCTTTCTTTGTGTAAAGAGTAATACCTTTTGAATCAAAGTTTTTAACTAATGGTTGTATCTCTGGATTCTCATCATAAATTCTTTTGAAGCCATCGTAATCAAACTGTGGCTTTTTTAAGTTCTTCATGATAGTGTTCATTGCATCAAATGAAAGATAGGCAGGCTGATTTTGAGTATCGGCACTACCTATCACATTTCTAAATACGTTTATTAAGGAAGACTTGGTGTCTGAATCGGAAGCCTCAGCTACTTTTTTGCTTGAGGTACTACCTTTTTTTTTGAATCAGTTAATAACTGAGCTAGTCTGCGTGAGCGTAAAACACTTTCTCGTTTACCTCTGTCCGCAATTTCTTCTCCGCCTGTTGCAGGTTCACTTGCTCCAAATTCATCATCTACTGGTGCTTCAGCATCGGCGTCTTGGTCAACTGTTGGTTCCATAGCTGGGTCCTCTGCAGGAGCCTCAACGTCTGTTCCCATAGTCTCTGGAGCGCCTTCGCCTGTTACGATAGCTACGCCACCTGTTAATGCTTCTCTGGTTGTTTCAAATACTGTGTAAAGATTTTCTAGTGCTGGTTTTACAGTTCCAATAAATGTTTCAGATGCTTCTGAACCCATCTCATCTCTAATTTTGTCGCCTAGTTCTAGCATACTTTCTGTTTGCATTTCTGCTGTGTCTTCCATCCAACCTGTAACACGGTCTACCATGTCTTTGGCCGCCATAACTAAAGTGGCCGCTTCTTCTGCGCCTTCATTAGTTTTCTTTTTGCCTGCAATAGCTTTTTGCAAACCTGCTGGAAGTTTCTTTTGTTTTGCTGATAAGCCTTTTGAGTCTGAATCTTTTGAATCGCCTTTTTCTTTTGCGGCTTTCTTCATTGGCTCTTTCTTGTCGCCGTCTTTGTCTAAATCTAAAAAGTCTGGTTTCGCTTCGTTAGCAGTTTCTCTTTCAAGCATCTCTTGATTGATAACGTCTAGGAACATTTTAGCTTTCTGATATGTATCACTTGAATGTACGCTTTCAAACTGTTCGCTTGTTTCAACTTGGCTTAGCTGTGTACGTAATTTATTACGTGCATCTTCTAGTTGCTCCACAGTAAATTTATCAAGAGCAATTCTTGTTCCAAAAGTTTTAGCTAGGCTTTCATTTAAAGCATTAGCTGTTAAAGGTTTTTTCAAATCGTTAAGTTTCATATCAGTTGTTCCTTACATTAATATTATTTATCATTCTTCGTTAAAGATGAACCTGTCGATTTGGTCCATATATTGAAAAGTACGGTCTTTTGCTATCTCAAACCTAGTTTCTAACGCCATTTTACGCATTTCGTCGTTCGTTTGTTCAATGCTATGCTTATGGAACAAGCTATCCATGTAATGTTTGCTTAATCCTGCATCTAAATCTAGTATTTCACTACACTTTGCATCATATCCTTTAGCACGAGCTTTTGCATAAGCAATGGCTCCACGCTTACTAAATGTTTCTGCTATTCTTGTATGTGTCTTTACGTCAAACACTAAAAATCCTTGTTTCGTCTGTCTAATCACGGTGTTCTTTATACGAACACTCTTACCCTTTGCATATGGAACATGTACCCTATTAAGGCCTTCTTCCATAATACTATCTAAATCTTCAATTATACGTTTCGAGTTCATTTGCGATCACCATTGTCATACCTTTGTTAGCAACTTTTGTTACCAACGCTTTTCTAATCAAATTCTCAATAATAAATTGTTCCCTCTGAGGAAAAGCATTGAGAGGAGTAATATGAGTCATTCTATCTAGAATTTCCTGTTCCTCATTGCTTACTTGTATTGTAAATCCCTCTAGCACTTGTTTTAGTTTCATTAACTTTTACCCATTTGTGCTATTGCATCAGCTTTTTGTTTTACTACATCGTCTAAGTCTTTTTTGTTATAGACAAACGACTGTGGTTCACCTGCTTTTGGTTTTGGATTCTTTAAGATGACTTGATCGCCTTGGACGTCATCTATATCAAATTCTTGTTCTTTGCCACCTGGCCCTGCTGTTGGCATTGCTAACTTGGCACCTTTTTTAAGTATGCTCTTTGTTATGTTAGCCTGTGCCTTGCCAATTGATTTCATTGCCGCTTTACCTGCACCTTTAGCTAGATTGGCTCCAGCTTTAGCACCTGCTTTCATTCCAGCAGTAGCAACTTTCATACCGGCCTTCGCGGCCGCTGTACCCATTTGAGCACCGACTCTACCAACTGCCGCCGCAATAGCCGGAACTACTTCAACAACCTGTTGTTCTTGTTTTGGTTTTGTAAACTCGTCTGCTCTCATTATTTAGATCTCTTTTTAAAACTCTTTTTTCTTGTAGGCTTTTTATACCTTGCTTGTGACTGTGGCTTATTTGCCCCAGCAACTCTCTTACTTAATCCACTTGCACGTTTAGTACGAGAGGATCTGACTTGCATTGTACTACCTCTTTTAGCCTTAGCACGTTTAATATTTAACGCACTTCCAACTCTTTTAGTTGCGTTACATGTTGCCGGCTTAGCAACAATACGCCCTTTACGTGTTCCGCTTGTACATCTGTATTTACGTACTAACTTGCCTTTTGTCTTGCCCCATATGCCGATAACGCCTTCTTTAATCTCTGCTATCTTCATCTTCTGCGTCCAGCTTTATTTAACGCTTGTACTCTGCGTGAAACAGGATTAACACGTTTAGTTCTGCGAGCCTTACGCATCATCTTGCCGCCTATCTTAGCTCGTAAGCGTTTCATGTTAATTCTTGCTTTAATATTAGGTGCCGCAAAACATTGCGACATCTTCTTCACTATACGTCCTTTACGAGGACCTTGGGTACAACGGTACTTGCGGACTACTTTCTTTCCAGAACGTGCCCAAATTTGTTTTTCGTCTATTGATGTGACTTCACGTATCAGCATACGTGTATTTATCTATGTAAGTAGGGAAGTGTAATTAGTTGGTAAAGTTCATTAGTATGACTACAATAGTACTAAGTAGTCCTGCAACAATGGTTCCTGTTGCACCAATTAAAACTTTAAACATAGCTTTGTTGCCATGTGTAATATCATTATGGACATGCTCTAGCTTGTCCTCAACGCTGGCTAAACGTGACTCTAAACGTATATATCGTTGTTCGCACAAATCAACGTGTGCTTCTAAGTTCTTTTTTTCTAACGGCGTTGCCATATATTTTATCCTTTAAACCCATTGCTCAAATGGTGATTAGTAAACTTTTCTGTTAGCCTAATGTGTTTATATGCGAGATGTTATATGTGCCTTTTTACTATAGTATTTATTAGCAGTTTATACGTCTTTATCTACTACTTTAAAAATAATATTAATACGCTCTGAATCTTTTGTTCTGAACGCACTATTATTTATAGTAATTGTGCTATCTAAACCAGGTATAACTGGTATTAAATCAAAGTCATCTTTTAGTGCATCAACACTTAGGGCACCTTCTTGTTCAACATCAAAACGAAACGACCATACATTATGTTTGCCCTTAAACGCTGTACCAAAGTCTTTAATATCTCTTTTTTCAACTGTGGGCTTTGTATCAAAGTATATGTTTGCTCTCATACTCATAACTTGCTGTGCTGTATTCCAGTTAGACTGTTGATTAATCAAATGACGATCTTCAGTTTTGAACTTGTTCAATCCAGTATTGGTTATGTCTACGAGTGTTTCAATGATGAATGTGTCCATGCATCTATTTATGGCCATAAAAAAAGGGCCCAGTAAAAACTGAGCCCTTTCTAAGTTTTAATTTACGTTAGTACTATTATGCACTTACGATGAATTGTCCACCTGCAGTTACAGTTGCACCAGTCGCGTCATAGTCGCCTGATCCAGCCGCCGCACCTAAGTGTCTGATTGCCGCTTGTAAAGAAGCCGCGTCCCACTGTGTGTCGTCAACTACAATGTTTAACAATCCAGCAGTACCTTCACTGTTCATTGCGATTGGGTTAATTGCTTGTGCAATTAGTTCTAATGCTTTACCAATTCCGCCTTCAGCCGCTAATGAAGCTCCTGCGTCAACTACGTAAAATCCTAAATTTGCTGTACTATATAACGTTGCGTGTGCATGTCCTAGTCCAGTTGTTCTTGCTACTCCAGCCATTTTATTTCTCCTATGTTATAAATGAGGTTTCCCTCGGCTCTAATGGCCACACACTTTTTCTCGTGTATTGTGGTTACTTTTATTTATCCGTTTTAGGAAAATGGATGGATTATCGGCTGTTTTTAGCTCTTTTTTGCAATGCTCGTAGCATTTGTATGTATCCTGGGCCTGCTTTTACGATATCGTCTATTAATTCTACTGCTGGTAGATATGCTTTAACGAATGCAGGTGACATACTTTGACCTTTCTTTGCCGCATCTAAAAACTTTTTAGTTCCCATTACGTTCTTTGCACCAACAATGTATCTGTATAGTGCTAGGTCTTGTGCAGTAGTTGGAACCATGTCTGGCTTACTTACTGTAGGTTCGTTGTCTTTTACTTTAGTATCTTCAAGGTTAGCTTTTCTTGCTAGTTCTTCAAGGTACATAATAATATCACTGTTACGAAGTTTAGCTCTTGAAGCAAGTAATAGTTTAGTTACCCATTTCTTTTTATCTGCGCCACTAAGCCTATCCCAATTAGTTACTGCTCGTCTAATTGTTTTGTAATCAGTATTAGTAATTTTACAAGCACGTTCAATTGACATAAGCATTTCACTGCCTGATGTTTTGCTTGTACCTTTTAAAGTTATTAGCCATCTGTTTAATCCCATTACAGGTAAAAATGTACTAGCTCTAACTTTCTTTGCACTTTCAAAGTCTTTGAGTTTCATCATTGCATCATCGTCTCCACTAACAAAATATATTAAGTTATAGAGATCAGTGCCATGCATCCTAAACTGTCTATAGTTTTGATTCTGTGTAGTCTTTGTTGCGTATCCTGCTACGGTACCATTGAACTCTGAAAACTTTCTTAACAGTTCTAACACTAATGTCATCAAGTAAAGACGCTCACAACAATCTGTATAACTTAATTTAGAGTTATCAGACGTGTTGCGAGTCATCCTCGCTTCGTGTAGTTCTGTTAAAAAGTTAAGTTCCATTATGCGTAATTACTTCTGCGTTCTGTGTTGCCACCATCTTTCATATACTTGTCTTTAAAGATGTTGACCATTTCTTCTTGACTCTTAGCACTTAACATTTTACCTAACAGTTCGTCTTGTGCAATGTCTAATGTAAACTCACGTTTGATTGCAGGCTTAACTGCATCAGTTGTTAACATCATTTTAAGTGTTTGTGCATGTGTAACACTAGCTTTGTATTTCTTGCCAGTTTCACTTGTTAAATGTGTAACTGGATTAGGGTTACCTCTTGAATCTAAAATCTTACCAATCTGTGTAATCATTGGCATTTGCTTAAATTCTTTATCCATATCTGCATTATCATCGTCCGCTGGGTCAAACCCTTTTTTCATGTCGGCGAAGTCGCTATCAAAATCAGATGCTTTCATGTTTACTCTCCCGTTTAATTGCTCTGTTAGCTTTACTAAATTCAGAGCGGTTTACTAATTTAATATCGCCGCCTGGGTTGGCTAATACATAGCCCTCGCCACCTGGCTTCCCTGCGATAGATGCCTTAATGTCTGTTTGTTTGCTTTCCATTTGTGTAATAATGTCGTCCTTGACTTCCATTATCCCTGAAACAGTTTGCCACATTGCCTGAAACGCCTTCATGTGCGTTTTAATATACTCAATAATTTTTGCTTGTTTCTTCTTAGATACTTTGCTAGTTGTTAACCATTGTACAAAGTCTTTACCTAAGTTGGCTAATCCTGAGTCTACTTTACTATTTGTATAAGCATAAAGTATTTGTGCAAAGTCACTAACTTGCATTTGCTGTAATGTAGCTGTGTCTAACAGACTATCAATAGCAGGACCATTCTTAGCAACAACACCTTGTAAACTTTTTAGTTTAGTTAGGTCAACCTCTGGAGCCGTTTGTGCAACTACTGGAGGTAACACTAATAGTTTTGATCCTTGGAACATGTCGTAATCTTTTAAAGGACTTTCAGCACCTGCCGCATCTACTACTCTGTGAATAACTACACCAGCTTGACTTGCTAGTATCTTCTTACCTACATCGCTGTCTGCTTGTACTGTGTAAGTTACTGTGTTAGGAGTAAACTGTAATACGCCTTTGTTGTTAGTTGGTGTATCAAAGTAAAGCATGTCGCCTTTAAAGAATCCTCTGTGTTCAATTGGAACAGCTTTTTCTGCAATAGGAAACAGAGCTTTCATTCTACCTGCGAATGCTACATAGCCTGGTTTATCTCTGTTCTTTCCACCACTACGGTTGAGGAACATTTGCTCAAGGTCATCAGCACTTTTTGATTTGCCGTCGTATCCTTTTGCACCAAAGCCTGACTTGTCTGTAAGTATGAACTCTCCATTTTCATCGCGGCCAAAAATGACTGCGGGAGATCCATCCCATTTAATTGTTGCATTAGTATGTCCTCCTGTACCCATGCTGGCAATTGAATCCAATGCACGTTTGGCACCTGCACTACCATGGAAGAAGATTAAGTCTTCAGCATGTTGTATTCGAGCTTCTGCTTCGTTTATTATTTCGTTAAATCTCATTTGGGTAACTCTAGTCCGTTCTTTTCGAAGTTGTCTCTAGCGTCTTTAACTAAGTTTTCGTAGTTAGGGTCTGTTTTAATTTTTGCAATGATTGTTTCAACACTATCCATATCTTTTGCTGTAGCAGTATCGCCCATTAATGTTTTTGCAATCTCATCTGGGTTTTTAGATATAGTTTGATTTGTAATTCTATCTACTAATCCTGCTCCACTACTAAACTTGTATCCTTGTGCTTTAGCAATACTGCTAATAAGGATCATTCTATGTTGTCCTTTGTATGGTGTGTTGTCGCCACTGCCTTTGAGTGCGAACTTCATGAACTCAGGCTCACCAAACATTAAATCTGTTTGTACATAGCCTTCTTCAGGGTTGCCATTGATTGGAGTTAGGAAGTGTACGTTGATGCCACTTTTTCTAATCCATTTTTTAAGATCGTCTCCTGGGTGATTCTTTTGTACCCATGCCGCAAGTTTAGCAACCATTTCATCTTTGGTAACTTCATCTTGGTTAACAGCAATATCCATATCGCCACTTGTACTTCTAATTCCTGTGCTACCTAATTTAAAATCTTTATGTGGTAGTCCTGTAATCTTTTCTAACCATGCAAGTGTAGGATCAACGTCAGCTTGATTGATACGCTGTGTTACAGGTTCTTTAGTCTCTGGATCTTTGAATATGTTTCCGCCTTCATTAAGAATCATTGTTTGTATCCTTTTTGTTGCGTGATTCAACAATTTTATCTACACCACGTTTGAACTTGCGAGGGTCGCCACTACGTATACTGTTAATGAATCGTCTTTCTAAGTCCGAAGCAGTTTCAGCATCGTATTGTTCTGCAATGCGATTAAGTAAGTTAATAGAACTTTCAATAAGGTTATTACCCGTAGTTTGTACGAGTGCTTCATTGTCTGTAGTTTGTCTAAAGCTACTAAGTTCTTCTAGTATTGATCTTGTACGTTTTCTCATATTATCCAGTTCCTATGTTGTATTTAGTAAAGAAATAAACAAACTTGTTCATAAAGAGATTGACTAAGCCGAACACATGCTATATAGTATGTATATTAAACACATGAGCGGGTGTTGTGTAATGGTAAGACCTTAGCCTTCCAAGCTAATGATAGGAGTTCGATTCTCCTCACCCGCTCCAAGGCCGGCATAGCTCAGTTGGTAGAGCAACTGATTTGTAATCAGTAGGTCCGCGGTTCGAGTCCGTGTGCCGGCACCACTTTTAGGTTGACAACCGTCAATTCCTATGTTACATTAGTCGTACGTATAGACAAGCAAAAGGAGACTCTTATGAGGAAATGGGTATACGACAGTTGGAATGTAGTAATGGATCATGAAAAGAATCCGTTAAGTGTTATTCCAGACTTTAGTACACGACATATGATTATGCAAGTTCTTGCATGGATGTGGTGTACAGTATTTGGTATCATTGTAGGTAGCATGTACATGGGTGTGTTCAGTATGGTACTACACACATTATTACTTGGTGCCATAGCGGTCACTGTTGCAACATTTGAAACTGCAAAACGTAAGCCAGAGTACTTTGGCGGCTTTGGTCGCGGAGCAGGTGGCGAACATGAGTGAGCAAACTAATTATTGCACACTAAAAGGACTAGGATGGGCGTTCTTGATTATCATTATTGGTATGGTAGGTATGCCTATACTTGGTTCAGCTATTGCTTATCCAGATAACTGTAAGCAATCTATTCTTATTCCTTGTATAGGATTACAAGATTAGATGTTTAATGCTGTTAAAGAGATCATATGGCATTTAACTTGCACTAGTTGTTCTAACTGGTTCACCTATGCGACAATGGAAGAAAAGTTACGTATTGAACGTTACACTTTCCATTGTCCGCATTGCGGCAAAACAGGAGGCGCGAGGATAAATAATGAGAAGGAAAATTAAGCTCGGCACTTGTTGAGCAAATTTTTTTTGACTAATGAAAAGGAAAAAAAGAAAATGACGCAGTTGATATCCCCAAATAAATTTACGAAGACAGTTGGCCTTTTAAGGTCATTTTTTTTGGATAAAGGATTTTTAGAAGTCCATACCCAAAACAGACTAAGCATACTTGCCGCATGTGAAGATCCATTCAATGTAGCAACATACAATTACGCAGGCCAGGTTTGGCCATTGCCGCAAACAGGCCAGATGTGGTTAGAACATGAATTATTAAGTAGCCCCGATAGTAAGGGGTTTTTTTGTGTCTCCACTTCCTATAGACAGGAACCAAACGCAATACCAGGCAGACATGATATAATATTTCCAATGTTTGAATTTGAAATGCCAGGTAGTGTAGATGATCTAAAAGCAATGGAGTATGAACTATGTGAATACTTAGGCTTTGGCAACATTACAGAAAAGACTTATGCTGAATGGCAACAACACTTTGGACTAAGTGCTGATACAGAAATGGAAGCAGAACACGAACTTGCAATGGAAAAAGAGTTTGGTCAAACACTTATTACAAACTTCCCTGAACTAACATCACCTTTCTGGAACATGGCTAGAAACGATGACGGAAATACTGCAAAGAAGATGGACGTTATACTAGGTGGTATGGAAACTATTGGATCAGCAGAACGCTCATGTGATGTTGATATGATGCGTGATACATTCCATAGTATTACAGACGGTGCTTATTCAGAGTTACTATTCAAACTATTCGGTAAGGAAAGAGTTGAAGCGGAACTAGAAAAGTTCTTAGAGTTTGACTTCTTTCAAAGAGTAGGCGGAGGCATAGGTATAACACGTATGATTCCTGCACTAGAAAAGATTAACAAAGTATAAGAATAATCTGGGGTGGTGAAATTGGTAGACACGCACGATTGTTTCTCGTGTGGTAAATGACGGCAAATTATTTATCGTGGAGGTTCGAGTCCTTCCCCCAGAGCCAATATAAGTTATAAATAGATGTAGTATAACTACACGAGGCTAATATGGCATACTCTGAAAAGGTACTTGACCATTACGAAAACCCACGCAACGTCGGAACATTTGATCCAAAGAAAGATAATATAGGAACAGGAATGGTAGGTGCACCAGCATGTGGTGATGTTATGCGTCTACAGATAGAAGTTGAAGAAGGTATAATAACAGATGCTAAATTTAAAACTTATGGTTGCGGTAGTGCAATAGCAAGTTCAAGTTTAGTAACTGAGATGGTTAAAGGTATGACACTAGACGAAGCATCAGCAGTAAAGAATATGGACATTGTAGAAGAACTTGCATTACCGCCAGTTAAAATACATTGTTCAGTTCTAGCCGAAGATGCAATTAAATCTGCAATAAAAGATTATAAATCTAAAATAAAAGGTTGACAACACTAAATACAGATGTTATATTATATGTATAACTAAGAACACAGGAAAATTTCAAACATGTCAAAGACTATCAGAACACAATTATGTTGGCCCTTGAGGGGTATGTCTTGATGTGACTTTCTAAAAAAAGTTATATTGCGAAGCCCCTAGTAATTAATTTTATTAGGGGCTTTTTTTATGGGTGTGGTGTAATGGTAACACAACTGATTCCAAACCAGTTAATGGGGGTTCGATTCCCTCCACCTATGCCAACTTAACGTTGTCTAACACTATCTATAAAGTTGTACACACGACCAAACTGTTTGTCAATACTTATTAGGTCTTGTTCAATCATACTAACTAGTATCTGTAACTCCATCAATGTAATCAATGTCCATGAAGCTAAGCCTAGAAGTATAGTACCAAGTAGGCCTATCAACATGGTATTTGTTTTACGAGTCATATTTTATTTTTGTGGGTTTTCTTTTCCGTCTTTGTAGTTTTGTAAATGTTCAATGTAGTTATGAATCAAATGATCTGAAAAGTTATCTATTTTTCCTTTTTTGATTCCTGTCCACATGCCACGTAATCTATCTTTAATCATTTGCCAACCAGTAGGTCTACGTACATTTCCATAACTGTTTAGGTAGTGCATAGTTCCGTGATGTTTGAAACCCATAATTGCAAGAGGAACAGTTGTTACTATATCGTTATTGTTCTTCCAACGATGATGGGTAATGCCTAAACTATCAACGTAACCTTTCCAACCTACTCTTGGTGATCCGTATGTGTAAAGTTCTTCTGGGTTAGGTACTAGCTCAAAGAACATACAACGACTAGCCATAATAGTTGCCATTGCCGCTCCTAAACTGTGTCCTGTAAACCACACATCTTTATTTTTATTTTGTGTACGAGTTAAGTCTTCTCTAATAGCTGGCCATAGCTCGTCTACTTGCCCTTTGAATCCTTTGTGTACTCTACTAACTGTTTCTGCTATAACTGGCAATGCATTGGCATCAGCTTTAATATCAGCATATTGTGTTGGCTCTGTTCCCCTACAAGCTATAACTAAATCACGTTTATTCATAAAACGGTAAGATTGAGCTCCTTTTACATCGTAGTACTCTACAGTTGTAAAACCTATTTTTTTAGCCTGCTTTGTAGCATTGGCTTTATTTAAGTAAGCAATTTGGCTTATTTTTGCAAACAATAAACTTCTTTGCTTGAAGTTCATAGTCATAATCCCTTGTTCTGGTATCATCGTTTTCCCTCTCAGTAATATGAGTATTTATTAGAACTTTGTTATAAATAACTCTGACATAAATGCAGTTAGTTCACAAACATGTGATAATTCGAGCGGAAGTTACTAATCCGCCAACAGATGAAACCCTTACAAGTAATGATGTAAAAGCCTTGATAGAAGCAATAGGTATGAAGATCCTAATGGGACCATATGCCAAATATTGTAATATGAAAGGTAATAGAGGGTTGACTGTTGCTACTATTATAGAAACTAGTCATGTTATAATACACACATGGGATGAAACAGATCCTGCTATGATACAACTTGATGTATATACTTGCGGAGTATTTGATCCTAATATAGTATTTGATTGGTTGCAAAAATATAACCCTACCAAGATAGATTTTAAATACCTTGATAGGGAAAATGGTTTAACAGAAATTAAACTTTAATATCCGTTTGGTACGATAACATAGTGTATCATTAACACTACTCCCACAGAAGCACCCAAGCCAATCATCATCTTAATGAAGTCTTTAGTTACAAGTGGAAATACTGTCTTGAACTTTTCCTTGCCTGTCATAGTTGCCATAGCAAGTTCACGTCCACATAATAGTCCAACGAACACCCAAGTTGTCGACATAGGTATATCGTTATACTCTTTGAAGAACCAAAGGATCAACCAATACACACCGTCAATGATAGTAGCACTACGAACATATCTTGTATTGTGCTTTTCAATAACAATCTTTTGTATCTTACCTCCGCCTTCTTTAAACATATAAGCAAGTCCGCCTACAAATACAAGTGAGATAATAACCATTAAGTCCCAAGGTATCTCTCTAGGTAGGAACACGGCAATGTTTGCCATGTCATGACTGAGCCAAGTAAACCACAGGAAGCCTGTTGTTACCCATTGTGCTACACGCCATGCTTTCTTATGTTCTTCTTTAACAGGCTTTGCTTCATCTAGTAGTTTAGTAACCACTATCCAAATACAATATGCCGCCACAGCCGCGACTGCATATCCCATCATACTCTTTACGAGCATCTTCTCTAATACAAATGTACTTGCAAAGGCACTTAAAACTAAAAATGACGTACTCACTGGTACGCCAATTCTTGTTAGTATTAATAGTAGTCCTGGTGCCGCCGCATGGTACCATTGTATTTCTTGGAACGGTATCTTGTTAAGTCTACCGTAACTGATGTCTCCACCATTTACTGTCCAACCGTACCACAATGTATAAAGGAGAACTGCACTTGCACACCCCCACATAATTTTCCAATTGAATTTATCGTTATTACTTGCGATCCATGTACCTAGTGTTTGTACTGAATCATTTGCTATTACTGAATAGGCCGCGAAAAGAAATCCGATTGCCATCCATAGGGTGAGTGCGTCCATTATTATTTCTCCTATCTGCTTGATGCTTTTACCACATCGCTCACAAGTTAAAAGAGATTGGGCTCAACGTTGCCCAACTTCCATGCTTTGCATAATTCGAACAATTATACAAACAGTTTTATTTATAGCACAGGTTTTAGCAAAAGTCAAGAGTGAAACAAAAAGAAAACCCTCTACATCATTATAGAGGGTTTTCTGAACACTCGGAAGTGTTCGGGGGCATTCTTATTTGTTTATTATTTCGTCAACTTCGTTCCAAGCCTTTTCGTCTGGATCATAAATTTTTTCTTGGGGGACATGTCCTGGCTTGACAAATAATGCTAACATGGCAAGAGCAAATAGAAGTATCAATGTAAAACGAAAATCCATCCTAGAGCCCTCTCATGTTAGGTGTAAATATATTTACACTCTTATTTAATGGCTTTAAGTTGTATAATTAAATACTACTATTATATGTAGTTGGTCCAGGAAGGGTGTTTGATCTTTAGATCCATTTGTTTACGCTTGTTAACTAGATCGTAATAGTCTGGAGCATATGGTTCACGTTTAGGTTTCATTGCAGTTTTGTTACCCTTACGAGTGTTACAAGGCATACAAGCCGCCACAATGTTTTCCCAAGATGTACGTCCACCTTTACTCAAAGGTATAACATGATCAAGGGTAAGTTCTTTTTTAATTAATTGTATGTCGCAGTATTGGCAAGTGTATAAGTCACGAATGTATAAGTTTACTTTAGAGAAGCGAGGCTTCCGCCGTTTACGTTGTTGTTGCTTTAGCATGATCACAGCCGGTACACGAGTTTCCCAAGTAGGAGAACTTACAATCCAATCATCATACCAATCTAATACTGTAACCTTATCCATCCACAGATAGGTTATTGCTTCTTTCCATTGAATTGCTGATAGGGGTAGATATGATAATGGTTGTGCGTCTGCATTAAGTACAAGTACGTCAGACAAATCATTGTCTCCTTTGCTATGCTGTGTATGTATTTATTACTGTTGGTTCTTCCACTGAAGATATGTAAAGTAATCTATTACGAGAATTTGTATTAAGAGTCCTAATGGAGTTAGTACTGCACCAAATAAAACAAAAGGAATTATTACAGTCCAAAAGAATAATCGCCATAGGATAAACATAGCCATGTCTCTTGGCCAAATCCATTCAGCCCAACTTGGTACTGGTTTCTTTGGTCTAAAATCTTGTACTTCCCAATTCATTATACAAACAGACTACTTACTGATTCTTCATTAGTAACTCTGCGTATTGCTTCGCCAAATAGGTTACTAACACTTACTTGTCTAGTTTTCTTACAGTTCTTAGGACAACGATTAGGAATAGTATCAGTAACTACTAATTCATCTAGTACTGACTTCTCAACCTTTTGACATGCTTCGTTACTTAATACTCCGTGTGTAATATAAGCACGAACACTACTAGCACCTGCATCCATAATTGCTTTGGCCGCATTGCATAATGTCCCGCCTGAGTCTACAATGTCATCTACTAGGATAGCATGTTTGCCTTGTACATCGCCAATTAGATTCATTACTTCGCTCTTACCTGCTTCTGGTCTACGTTTGTCTACTATAGCAATGTCGCCACCAAACATATCAGCAAACTTCCTAGCACGAACAACACCACCTGCGTCTGGTGATACAAATACTGTTCCTTGTTGTTGTACTTCTGGATCATCTCTCCAACCAATTGAACGTTTGATATCTTTTGCAAAGACTACACGGCTTGTTAAATCGTCCACAGGAATATCAAAGAAGCCTTGTATCTGTCCTGCATGTAAATCCATTGTTAAGATTCTATCTGCACCTGCTGTTGTTAATAAGTTACTAACAAGTTTTGCTGTGATAGGAGTACGTGAAGCACTCTTACGATCTTGTCTTGCGTAACCAAAGTAAGGAATGACTGCTGTAATTCTACTTGCACTTGATCTACGTGCCGCATCAATCATAATCATAAGTTCCATAACACTATCATTAACAGGTGTACAGGTACTCTGTATAATAAACACATCTTCGCCACGTACATTTTCTAAAAACTCTACGCTACTTTCTCCATCAGCAAACGTCGATACGTTAGCCGGTACTAGTGTTGCAAAACAATGTTCTGCAATCTGTTGTGCTAAATCTGGATTAGCATTTCCTGTGATAATTTTCATTTTCAAACGTTGTCCTTCCTTACTTGGTAATTGTACTTAATAGCACATTCAATTAACGACAGATCAACACCATGTTGTTCTGCCAACTTTGTTAGAGCTAGTGTGTCTTTAGGAAAACAATGTCCTCCAAAGCCACGCTCTGTCGTTATACTTGTATGGCTTTCACCAATACGTTTGTCTACACTTACACCATTAGCAACCGAAGTATAGTTAACACCACTTGCTTCACATAAGTCATACACTTGATTGAAGAAACTTACCTTAGTCGCTAAGAAACTATTTCTTAGATACTTTATTAGTATAAGTTCTTCAGGGGAGTTTTTAGTATTCACGTTAATCTTACCAAGAGCTTCTATTAATATAGTTGCCCAAAAGTTTGTATCGCCTTTAGCAAGATAGTGTGTTTCTGCATTGCACAGATCCTTTACGGCTGTTTCAGCACGTAGGAACTCTGGACTAAAGGTTGTGTTGAACTCTTTGATTTGATCCCAGACTTGAAGATCAATAGTACTTTTAACAAGCACAGGAATATTATCTAACTGTCTTGCTTGATTAACAACGTCAATGACACTACTGCCATCACATGATCCGTCTGCGTTAGACGGCGTTGACACACAACAAATGATTCCTTGGCAAACTTTATCAAAATCAGCGACATACCCAAGCCGCGGGTCATGAATTTCAACGTCCCAAGACTCTTTAAGTATAGCATGGTATGCCTTACCAACATACCCATACCCTGCAATGATTAGTTTCATTAAGCAATCCTCGTAATGTGCTACTAGTATATACTTAATTATCTATTATGTCAAGATAAAATAGGCGAGCTGAGTTAACTCGCCTATCCAATTTATTTGTTGTCGTGGTTAATAGATATATGTTTTAAAACTTTACCAGAATTTTCTCCAGCAGTAACAGTATATCCAGTCGTACCATTTCCATACACGTTTACTTCACTACGAGTTTTCATAAGGATTTTCTCCTTGCGTTCTCTCATTTTTTGCTCACGGTATGATTTAAGTAGGTAATCGTATCTGTTCATTACACTCTCCTTTTTACAGTTAAGTGCGTTCCTTCAGCATAGTTGCTTACTTCCGGCCTATATCGGCTGAACGTTGTATATGTATTTATCCAGCAATTAGAAAGAAAGGGTGCAACTTGTGATTGCACCCCAACAGGGTTAAACGAACTGTTTTCCTATTTCTCTTTCTGCTTCAGTAGCCATTTCTTTATCCCATTTGTCCAAATGCTTTTTCATAAAGCTATTGAACACTGGTGGTACTAATGCTAATGCAAAGAGTGTGAAGTAACCTACACCTGTGTTAGGTGCACCTACTTCGTCAAGTTCCCAGAAGTGTGTTTCACCTCTGTCATGATGATCAGCCTGGCGACCAATCTCTATGAAGAACCAGCTTGTGAATAATGTTGAGTTATCCCATGAGTGTCTATAGTCTATTGGTTCGCTTTTAACACGAATCAAACCATAGTGTTCTAGATAGTTAAGTGCTTCAAGTTCGAAGTTTGATATTAACCAAACAAGTCCGATACATGCGACACCTAACCAACCACCTGCAAAGAAGAACAATGCAAGTGTAGGTACACTCATCATGTAACCTCTTATCCATCTGTTACTTACGGACAAGAAAGGTTTACCTAAACGTTTCAATCTACCTCTTTCCATTTCAAACAAGAACTTAGATTGTCCTAAGTGTGATTTGATATAGTGTGAATAGATATCACGTCCTCTTGGTGCAGTTGCAGGATCATCTTCACTTGCTAATTCCAAATGATGATTGTACACATGAGCATAACAGAAATGTGCTGAACCTGATAGTCCCATCATCCAGCGGCTTATTACAAATGCAATGCCTTTGGTGTGCGATAGTTCATGCCCATAGATTATACCTATGCCTGCAAATATACCTGTTGATAGTGTAGCACCTAATAGTTCTGCACCTGCCATACCATTAAATATTTGGTAAGCAAGAGCTAACTGTAATGCTACAAAGACTGGTAACATCAAATACATTACTGTATTCTGTAACCAGGGGATACCTAAGGTCTCTCCATTCTCATCAACTGCTCCACGAGTGTGTTTAGTGATAAGTGTGTCAAGTATAATGCCTACTCCCAATAAGCCTACACCTGTCCATGCCCATGCTCCACCTGCCAACACTCCTGCGAGTGTTACAAGTATTAACAATGGTGCAATGAAGTACCTTATGTTTACGAAAAGTTTATTCATTGTGTTGTCTCCCGGCTTTCACCTGATAGTTAATCACAATGTTTATTATAGTAACACAATAACTTAAAAAGTCAAGTGCATATTAATACTTATACTACCAAAGCAAAAACACGGTTCTTATAAGAACATGCTAATATTAGCAACAACTTATCCATGCACTAAGAGCATAACAGCCTTTACAAAAAAAACATGGAAATCACACTCTTTTAAGGCCCGACTTTTGTGCGTATTTAATAAATACAGGTGAAGTAGAAAAGTTGCAATGATTTTGAAGCTTCCACACACAGACACATTGGATAGACAATGCGGATTATCCATCCGTTACAAGTGATTGACGGGGACCAAAGGTTCACGCACCGCCGGGGAAGTTCCGGGGTATTGCTTTCCTCAAGCATCCACAAAACTTATATAAGGAGAAGTAAAATGGCTACTATGCTATTCAACGGCCTTGTGAGTTTACTTGGAAACCCAAGCCCGTCCAAGGCTTTCGAAAAAGAGATGCTCACTTACGCCAAAACAGAGTACGGAAAAGATTGGCAATATGCCTTTCACTATATGTTAACCCACCAGGGCAAAGGTCCTAAGATGGGAGTACATAACTAATGACACAAGCAATTATGACAGTATCAACTGTGATTCAAGACGCTATAGCTGGCTTGATGGATTTAGTAAAGGAATGGAAACGAAACAGAGCTAACAAAGCCGCGATTCGTAGAACACACAAGGAATTATCCCAACTAACAGATCACGAACTACGTGATTTAGGCATTGGACGTTCTGATATTACATCAATTGCTTTAGGCAATTTTCATGATAAAAGAATGAGCAACGCTACAACTAACAAAAATTTAAGAGGATGGGTATAATGACTGCTATAGAATTAAGAGAAACAACTTGGGACTTTACATGCAAAACGTGTGTAGTAATTAGAAACGTACTATTAGGTATGTGGATTGGACTGATTGCGTTTGGTGAATCAGCAGGCAGAGCTAGAGCGGCCGCTGAACTATCACGTCAAGGCTATCACGAACAAGCACGTAACTTAATGGTTGATCAAGGGAGGATTAAGTAATGTCATTCTTCGCTAGATTATTTAAAATTTCAAAAGCCCACACTCGTGCTAGAAATACTAGAGCAGTATTACATAGCCTAACTGATCATGACTTGAGAGATATAGGAATCAAACGTGGTGATATAGATTATATTGCTGATGAACCAATTCGTGATATGGAAGCCAAGGACAAATATGAAGCTGGCGACCATTATATGCGAGGGAAACCTGTAGCAACTTGGAAAGGTAAAGCTCATGCGTAATGTTATATCTGCACTAATTCCATTTAGTATTATGATGTCAATCCTAGTAGGCGTAATGCTTGTTAACGGATTGTTCTGGGGAGGGTATTTTCACTAATGTGGCCTTACACTGAAGACGAACAAGACTGGGTATCAGGAAGATAAATTAAAAATGACAGAGCTGTCCGCCAAGACGGCTCTGCCATAACTTAAAAGTGTTATGCTTTCTTACTTGCGATTGTAAATTGAATATAACACCCATACAGCAACTAGACCAACTAAGCCCTGTGCAGATAACGCTGTTATCATTCCAGTGATGTTGTCTACTACGCTGATGTTTGGCCAGAACGGAATGTTCTGCCCGTTGAATAAAACTTCAAGCACGATACCTAAAGCGATAAGTGATACACCTACCTCAGTAATGGCACTTGCCCAAGTTTTTACTTTATTTAAGATTTCCATATAAGATCTCCTTTCTAAAATACTAAGTCAACGTCGACTCAGTCAATTATTTAAAGAAGGAAGTTTATAAGTTAAACTAGCATAAATGGTCTAAGGTATGTTAAAGCTAGGTGGGTTACCAACTATTAATGCATATGTGGGTAGTTATCTTGATTTACTTGCTCTCTGTCATTCCATTTATCAAATATCATACTACCTATAAATGCAATAACACCAAGTCCAATTATTCCCCATAGTGCTGGTTCGTTGGCAAGGAGATACACTAATACCTCCAAGCCGTTCATTTGATTAAAGTCTACTTCAGCCATGCTATCTTTCGGCCTTCTGCTTTTCTAAGAGCATGTTCTTTATGTGAACCTGGATATCTCCACGCCCAAATAGCAACAAGGACCATGAAGCCGCCAGTCCATGCTATTGCTTTTAAGTTACCTGTAGTAAACCACATAATAACTAAACTTGAACACATTGTTACGATCATTAAATATTTTCCTTTAGTTGGAAATACTCTCTTCTCGCTCCAGCCACGTAGAAACGGACCAAATAGTTTATGGTTCATAATCCAGTTGTGCATTCTATCACTTGACTTCGCAAAACAATATGCGGCACCAACTGCGGGTGTACTCCAAGGTAAGCCTGGTAGGTAGATTCCTACAAACGCTACACCTAATAGTAGACATCCTAGCGTAAACCAAAACGCTTTCTTTATATTAAAGTTTTTCATCATTGTTATAGTACTTTCTGTAGAGCTTCAATTAATTGATGCATCATTGCATTCGAATGGAAAGGTGTCGGCGCAAGTCGTAGGCGCTCCGTACCTACTTCAACTGTTGGATAGTTGATTGCTTGACAGTAAATTCCATACTCATTTATAAGTTCGTCACTTATAGCTTTACACTTCTTAGCATCTCCGATCTTAATAGGAACGATGTGGGTCACATTTTCGAAGATAGGGATGTCCCTGTTGGTAAGAAGTTTCTTAAGTCTTTTGGCTCGTTCCTGGTGTTGTTCTCGTAGTTCGTTATGGTCTCTCAAATATTTTACACTAGCTAATGCTCCTGCACAAATAACAGGACTCATTGAAGTAGTAAAAATAAACCCCGAAGCAACAGAGCGAATAGCATCAATGATAATACTATCACTTGCAATGTATCCTCCCTGCACTCCGTAGGCTTTCCCTAAGGTGCCATTCAGTATATCGATTTTGTCCTGTGATCCTTGCTCTGCAGAATATCCTGCACCTGTTTCACCATACAGGCCAACGGCGTGGACTTCATCGAGATATGTAATAGCACCGTACTTCTCAGCAAGAGCAACAATGCCTGGTATGTCACTGACGTATCCATCCATGCTATACACGGACTCAAAGACAATACAAGGTGTGCCTTTGACGTCTCGCAGTAGTTCTTCTAAATGCTCAAGATCATTGTGCCTAAATATTTTCTTTTCTGCACCACTGTTTCGTATTCCTTGAATGAGGGAAGCGTGATTCTTGCTATCACTAATAAAAACAATGTCGGGAATGATACGTTTTAACGCAATTAGAGTCCATTCATTTGCTACATATGCTGATGTATAGAGTAAAGCCGCTCCTTTGCTATGCAGTTGGGCGAGTTCGTTCTCTAGGGCAACGTGATAATGACTTGTACCCGCAATATTTCTAGTCCCGCCTGATCCTGCTCCTGTTTGATCAAGTGCAGTATGCATTGCGTCTAGAACCACCTTATGCTGACCCATTCCTAGGTAATCATTTGAACACCAGTTTACTATATTTTTTATAGCATACTTCCCATACCAGATGGCATTAGGAAACTCTCCTCTTTCACGTAAGATGTCGTTAAAGACTCGATAGTTACCTGACTTTTTCAAATCATCAACTGTGTTTTCAAATGGGGTTTTGTCAATCATTGCACAGCTATTTATGTGCGTATTTTATACTAAGTCTGGATAACGAACTTGTATTGTTTGGTATGACCTATCTCAAACTGGTGTAATTGGTTGAGTTGTATATGCTTAAATGTATTAACGATATGTGGCTCTATGCTATTAAACCTTGTTTTAAGTGTGTCTATGTCTCTAGTCATAGCTTTCATTACTTCTTCTGTTTGGTCTTTTTCGAGCAAACAAGTAAACTTTTCAATCTCAATCATGTTCTTAAATTGCTCGTATGTGTCTGTTGTAAAGAAGTCTGATACAACTAATAGTGTATCCGGAGCAACACTATGAAACAGTTTTTGCTCAAACATCACATGCATACTATCTAAAAACAATAGCACGTTATAGTCTTTCAACTCTGTATTACCACTAGTAAAGTAAATGTTGTTAGGGTAATTAGTTCTAGCATACTCTATAAACTCTTTGTTATTGTCTATGCCGTGAACCTTTATGTTATAATATCTTCTAAGGACATCAATTCCGCGACCCCATCCACAACCAACATCAAGTATCTTGGCTCCATCTAAATTAATGTCTGTTAACAAATCCAAGTACGCATTGATTTGTCCTGGCCAGTCTTGATCAATAGTTTCTAAATTAAATTTATTGTGTAATTGTTCTAGGCCGTGATTCTGTAAGGGCTTCCAGTCTATGTTCTTTACATACTGTTCAAAGAAGTCTGGGTGTGATAAGTTAAGCACAGGGTTCATTGGCTTAACTTTAGATTCTCGTATATTATCTTCAGCTTGTGCGCCAAGCCTTGCAAATACTTCATCTAATTCTTTTTGTGTTAATTCATTCATAATAGGGTTTAGTCCTGTTAACTGCATGTTGACATGTAAACAATGAATCTCTATGCGTTTGTGTTAACAGGACCTCGCTACTCTCTATATGTTTTGTACCGTGCTATGCACTACCATTTTGTATATCCTACTTATAATTCGGCTTATACTACTTTCACTTTTGATTTATGAAAGCATAGAACTTCTCAGCCGCTTCTAAGACTTCTTCAGTACCAGGTACTACAGGTGCATCAATTTGAACTTTAACTGTGTCACCTTCCTTAGAAAAAGTATATCCGTCCCACTTAGCATAATAGTCCTTCCAGACTGAAACACTAGCAAGTTTTAATACTTCAGCTCGAATTTCGTAACCGTTCTTGTTTGTTGTAATTTTTGGCATTGCCGATTTAAACATTTCTGCAACCTCTTGGGTCTGTTTAAAGATGGCTTCACCGTATTTTGTATCTACGCTCATTATGTTCTCCTTTGTGTGTATGTGTGTAGTGTCACTAATGTAACACAATTATTTAGTTTTGTAAACCCGGTTGGGGTTCAATTTAGATAGAATTTAATTCGTATTTTTTAATCTTATGTATTAATAAAGTACGTCCCATTCCTAATTGTCTTGCCGCTTTTGATTGATTTCCGCAGTTAGTTTCTAAGGCTAACACTATTGCTTTACGTTCTACATCTGCTAATTCTGCTGATAGAGTTCGCTCTACTTCAATCTCATGTTCCGGCCAAAGATCATCAAACATACTCCAAAGCATATCTTGTTCTTGTTGTGGTGTATATTGTTTAATTTCCTTATAAGTTTGTTCCATATCACTAATCCTCTGGCTGTAAGTGTATTTATTCTTGGATAAACCCTAGTGTTTAATGCTGAAGTGTAAATATATTTACACCTAAATGATAAATATGTATGGGCTACTAATATAGGGTTTTTAAATTTATGAATAAGATTGTAACACTGACAACTGCCATGATGATTGGCTTGTTTGTTTCACTAGCTACGACAGTTAGTGCTGAGACTAATACAGTAACATCAACAGTTACTGGTACAACTACAGTTGATAAAACACCGCCTACAGCAAGTGCTCCTAACGTGATGATTAATAATCAAGACGTATGTTCTACAGGAACTAGTGCCGCAGTACAAACACAGGTGTTTGGTATTGCCGGTGGTACTACAATCAGAGATTTAAACTGTGAAAGACTAAAACTATCTAGATCACTTTATGGTATGGGTATGAAGGTCGCGGCAGTAAGTTTATTATGTCAAGATGCAAGAGTCTTTAACGCTATGGAGATGGCAGGAACACCTTGCCCGTACAAAGGGAAGATTGGTATTGAAGCCGCGAAAGCATGGGCTGAGAATCCAGAGAAACGTCCCGATTACGAGAAATGGTTAAAGGAAAATGATCTTGAAGCATACGAAAAAGAATGGAAGAACAAAGCAACGACTTGGGGCGTGGGCCTTGGTAGTCTTGCTATGTTGTTATTCTTACTCTAGTTTAGCATACGACCAACAGTATAATGTAGGTGACACAGGACCTAATGGTGGTACTGTAACATCTGTTGATGTAACATCTGTTGTTACAGGCACTGAAGTTGGTCTAAATGGTGGCTTCGAAGAAACAACTACAACTACACTATTCACTGAAACTGTAATAGAACAAATATCAACATCAGAACAACAAACAGTTACAACTACAACTGCTGTAGAAACAACCACAGCTAATCAATTAGGAGACATCGACACAAGTAATGGTTGGAGTACACAAGGTACTGTTAGTGTTGGCAGTGGTACTTGTAGCTATAGTGGAACATTACAAACAGGTGAAGCCTGCATGGGTCCACAAGCAAATGTTCCAAATTCAAATGCCAGCTCTGATATCAATTGGCAACCTAATGGATCTAATTCACTAGGTGGTGGACAAGTTGGCTCTGAGTATGTTGAGATAACCCAACTGTTGACAGAAGCTGAGATACAAGCAGGCTTTGATGTAAATTATGGTGTTACTGTTGAGTCACACAAATCAAACGCAACTGTGCCGGTTTGTTCTAGTACTAGTGGAGACTGTAAAGATCTAATTAAAGTATCTATTTACATGTTCTCAGGAGCACCTGGCGGACAAGGCGGAACTCGAGTTGCTTCATTAACCCACCGCGAAACTTTAACTTATTCAGGAACACAAACCTACGCTTATAACTATACAATACCACAGAACCAATACGAATCAGTTTGGGCTAAGATGAATCTATGGGGAGTTGACGCAGGATACCATCAACAGATGTTTGGACCAATATTCTCTGATCCTTATATAAAATTAACGTATGATGCTATTACGTCAGTCACTGAAACAATCACAAACATAATTTTAAGCAATCAAGAAACAGTTTTTAATTCAGAAGAGTCAATACTCACAAGTGTTTACATAGGCGATCCTGTAGCTGATACTGTTATTGAACCTATTAACTACGCAGAAGTAGAGTCATTTGAAATAGAAATAGTAGACAGTAATGGCGGTGGCGTTGAATTAGAATTTACAGTTGAAGTAGACGAAACAGCCAATGTAGCAACTGTAGAAATGAGTTCAACAAACTTAGAAACAGGTGTTGTACAAGTAGAACAAATAGCAGAAGTAACACTAGTAGCAAGTCTTGATAGCTTTGACTCTGGCAGTACAACTGTTGATATGCCTAGTGTAGAATCAATTGAAGCAGATGTTGGTGCTCAAGTTGACGTTGCTGTTGCAGATGCTATAGCTGAAATAGAACTACCAGAATTAGACATGCCAGAGACTACAGTAGCAGAAGTAGAGACAGCACCAGCTGAAGTAGAAACAACTACAACAGAAACAACTGAACCTACTACTGAAGTAGAAGTAAATACAAGTGAAGCAAGTAGCGAAGAGTCTACTACGGCAGAAACGGAAACATCAACTGAGGAAACAAGTGAGGGAAGCGAATCAACCGAAACCGAGACGGATGAGAACACAACTGAGACCGACCAAGAGTCCAGTAGTGATGTGGAACAGTCAGTGGATAAAAGTGGAGAGGAAAGTGAAGGGTCAGATAGTGGAGAGTCTGATGCTGGAGGAGATACCAAAGAAGCAAAAACCGAATCCAAAGCCGACGATAAAGGAAAATCCGGAGATGCTAAAAAAGGAAATGCTTCCAAACGAACTGAGTCTAAAGAACAAAAAGCAAAACGCATCAAAGAGGCAGTAGATAAGGCTAAACAAAAGATTGCAACTAGAATCTTAGCCGCAATGGCAGATACTTATAGTGCTATAAACGAAGCTACTAAGATAGCACTAATGTCTAGTTTAACAGATCAAGAAAACTTTAAGGCATACTTAGACAAACAAAACGCTTTACCATTAGATTGGTATACAAGCGAACAGATTTATGCGGACATGCCACAGCTATTAGACCCAGCAGGCATACTGTATGATATGGCGCAAGATAAAATCATGGACGAGATGATCATGCAACAATACGAAACACAACAATAGGAGATACTAAATGGCAGAAGTAGAATACAAAGGTATCAAAATAGGCGGAAGTAAATTGTTACTTGTTTTGCCTTTAGTTGGTACTATTATAGGTGGACTTTGGGGAGGCTTTGAACTCTACAACAGATACCTTATGATGGAAAAGAAGATAGATGCTTACGTGGCACCTGATCTTAGTGGATTTGATAAAAGACTAGAAGTTATTCAAAGTGAATTAGACATGGTACTAGCAGAAGTAGAACTTGTATCAGGAGTAGCTAAAGAACTAAAGAATGACTTACGTGGAGATGTTAGACGCATTGAAACTATTGTAGAAGATACAGAGTCTAAAGTTAAAGAAGACAGTCGTGAACTTAATAGAGATATTAATGATGCTGTTAAATCTATCAAAGAAGATATGAGAGCCTTAGAGGAAAAGATTGAAAAGCAAATTAAACTTGCTTTAGAAAATCCTTTGAGTAATATGGCTACATCTAAATAAAATAATATAACTCCAGCTTAACTATAACGGCTGGAGTTATACATTTCTTTTCAACTAACTTCGTTGATTTGATCTTGTGTAACAACACCCTCATTGATAAGACGTTGTCTATTAGCCATGTGCTGTTCTTGCACCATAGCTTTGTTTTGTGCATTGTAAGGAACTGCATTACCAGACTCAATTAACTGTTTACAGATACTTGATTCTCCTAGTGCAAAGTCACCTAGTATACGTCCAAACTTACCTTTACTATCATACTTCTTAGTAACAAGTACTTGCATACTTCCAACAGGTAAACGTTCTTCAACATACCTACCTGCGGCTTTACCAAATAACTTTTCAACCTTATCACTTGTACGAGACTCTGGAGTATCAACGCCTGCAAGTCTAACACGTTCATCGTTCAACCAAACGCCAAACCCTAAGTCAATATTAATATCAACTGTATCACCGTCTACTACTCTTACTATCTCTGCTCTATAAGTGTACATGTTCTTATTTTCCTTGTCCTCTATATTTTTTATAACTACGCTTCTTACTTTTATTCATCGAAGAAAACTTTGTTCTTGAATGGTTATTCCCTATACTTGTTTTCTTTGGCTGAGTTTCATGTTCCACGTAACTCTTGTGCAATCTCATAAGAGACCCTTCCATGTGTAGCATTGTTGCATTTAAACAACATTTCTACTACAAGAGTATTTATTATATTAGCTTATAATGATACGCCGGGTGCTTTAGCAGGGCCAAAGTTCTTACCCATTTGAACAATACATAATCCTGCGGATTGTATTTCAACTACAACTGACCAAGTACCTGTTTGCTGATTAACATATAGTGCTGATGGCCCTGTAATAATCTGCCCATTAGGTATTTGAATGAATGACTCAAATATTGCAAATGGTTGTTCACCGTACTGTCCTTGTACTATTCCTAGTATAGCATCGTATGGTCCACAGTCTATAAATGTAGGTAGTTTCATCATACCTGGCATTTTGTATTGATTTGGGTCTTGTGGTTGCTGGTCTTGTTCCTGTGCAGTCAATTGAGTAAGCATCGCACCAGACAATAGACAAGCAATGACGAGTGTGGAAAATGTTTTTAATAACTTCTTCATAGCTTAGTCCTTCCTACAGGTAGTTAGAGAATGTCTTACTTGCCGCTAGATCAATTGCCTTAACATATTGTTCTTCAGTAGCATAATCAAATATACTATGATTGCTAGGCTCTGCAACTAACCAACCGCCTTTTGCGATCTCATCTTCTAACTGCCCACGTTGCCATACGCTCATACCAGCAAACATTCTCCAGCCCTTAGGCTCGTTGCCCATTGCTAATTTTTCTAGCATTAAAGCATCACTAGTCATGCATACTTCCTCTGTTGCAGTCATAGTGTTTGTACTGGTCCACTCACTTGTGTGTAGTAATAAAATTGAAGTATCCGAAACAGGTCCACCTTTGTGGATAACTTGATCTTCTAATGCAGGAGCAAAGTCAACTCCTTTAAGGGCTCCAAGGCTTGTGCAACGAAACTCGCTAGGTTTGTTTAGGATAACACCTACATGTTCTCCGTCTTTCCTATGCTCGTACACGTAAACAACACTATGGTGAAATACAACGTCATTGTCCAACGCCGGTGTTGCAACTAAAAGTTTTCCTTTTAGGTCTTCCATCTTAACTCCAGTCTGGTAGTGGCCCGCCATATTTTTTCCCTTTAATTTTCTTACCTCCAACCTTCTTGCGGTTATCACCTATCTTGTGTGACTTACCACCTTCACGTCTTCGGTAACCTTGACTCTTACATGAGGCCAAAGCACTTGCTCCTAAAGAATCGTTTGAACGATTGCTTTTACAAAGTTTTGCACTTGCCGCCGCTTCTTCAAGAGCTTCAATGTCTATTTCGTATATCTTCATACAAATATTTATCTATATTTGTCTGCAGGGTTCCTAGAATAAGATTGACTGTCAGAGTTATCACATAACTTAAATGTTAGAGCTTTGCGTGGACCTCGAGTAGTATTAATACTAATCTCTCCAGTCTTGTCGAAGTATTCAATCTTTGTTATCTTGGCATGCTCGTTGTTTTGACCCACTAGGATCTGTTGACCAACCTCTAGGTTGATGTTTAAGTTTCTTAAGTTTGACATGGGATTCTCCTCCTTGTGCTGTTGAACAACAGCTTGTAATAGTATTTATTATAGGCCCCGCTGTACGGTTTGGAAAGGGCCTATTTTGATTGTTCTGCATCAATCATAATGACTAATAATATTACAAATTTGTGGTAAATACCTATATGAATGTTTACACACAGCTAAACAAGCCTAGTTTAGATGCCAATAGTAAATGGTTTCCATGTTTAATAACAGAACCTACAGCAGACCAAATAGTAGCACCAATACAACCATTACTTGTCACGCATATTGATTGCGTTAGGCACTATCAACACGATATTAAACCTTTGTTAGATCAAAAGGTGCATTGTATTGGCTCTATAACATATGATAGACTAATAGAAGCAGGCTTTAAAGACGTTAGTATGCATGGACTTGTTGCAGAAGATATTAAAATGAACAGTAACAGCATACCTGATAAGATTACTTGGTTACATGGTAATAGATACAGCAAAGACTTTAGTAAGTTTGATGGCGTCACTGCTATACAGACCTTCACTACGAGTGCTAATAACACCTCACTATATAAAGTCATCACTACAGCAAAAGACATCACTAACCTATTTGTCTACAGCTCACTAGTCTTAGAAGAACTAGAGAAACACGACATGGCCAATATCCATTTACACCATGTGGCATCAGCAGAACCTACTGTTGAAAAATGGAAGACCACTACAGAGTTCTATCCGGGCAAAGAATTACCCAAGGCCCCGCTGTAGCATCTAGCCCAATTCTCGTATCACAACTACCAAAACTATCTTAGGTTGTATTCTAGAAGTCTTTCTCTGCCTGTCGATTTAATTTAACCAAAACAGTTGACAATGACGGCAAGTGAGTATATATTATATAGTATGATAACAAAAACTACAATGATATGGATCGCTTGTATAGTGTTTTTGGTTGTGATAACGACTAAGGCTATGGCACACGATACTATCGCTGACAAGGTAAACACTTGGGCAACTAATGAAAAAGAGAAAACGATTGCATACCAAAAAGAAAGTTGGGCTGACAGTAAAGAACAACTAGGTAGAACTTGGAATTCAATTAAATCTTTATTCAATAAACAGGCTCAGTAATTAAATAGGCGGATGGAGGCCTAAGACATATGATTAAAAAAGCAAGTTTAATTTTACTAATAGGCCTCGTCACTACAGGCTGTTCGTCACTACACTCTACAATGGAGTCAAAACGATTAGAATGGCTCACTACAGAGAGTCCTCACTACGGTGATACTCATGGCGATGTCTGCATATCATGTGGTGAGAATTTCACTTTCATTCCTAACGAAGTATTGGGAGCCCAGGCACAGGCCAAAAGAGAAGGATTTGATTGGAATGATACTTCACCCGATAGGGTCGTGCTTCATTATTAATCTTTCAATTTAATTTACCAAAACCGGTTGACTTTCTAACCTTCTGACCTTATACTGTATATAACAGTTAGGCAATTAGGCAACCACAGAGGGAAAATTATGTTTTATATTTACGAAAAAAGTTCTACATATATAATGGGCAAGATGGACAAAGAGGGTTTGGTCCGTCCAGATCATAAACAATACTATAAGACTATGGCGTCGGCTAAGGCGGCACAAACCAAGATGTCAAAGAAATGGTTTGATATGTTTCGCAGAGGCATTCCAGATTATGCTCAACAGGAACCAGAGGAGAATGATCCACAGTTCCGTTTTGGTATTGCAGAAGTTGAATACTTCCACAAGAATATTGAAGCAACTCGCAAGGCAAAGAACTTGATGAGCAAGGAATGGTTTGTTGAACCAATTAACACCCCAGGCTATATGAGCCCACGGTCAGAAACTTATTGGAGTATGTAATTATGGAAAGAACATTTATTAAAATCGGAACTAAGGTAATAACAAGACACGGAGAGGCCAAAGTGACAGGGATCGAACTTACTGATGGCAAGAGCAAATATGGCATACCACAGGAGAAGATCTTCGTAGCAGACAAAGACAGATGTGTCTTTGATATGGACAACGGTCATTGGTCATATGGTCACCAAGTTTCGGTAATTTAATGGTTGACAAACGGTTAAAAAGACTCTATAATATACATATTAACAATTAAAAAGCTGGAGGGCTAATATATGTCAAATCAAGAAACAGTTCAAATGAGTGCAGAAGACCAAAAGTTTTTCGCTGAGATGGATTACCATTCAACATTCGGTAAGACATTTGGTGCAGAAACAGTATGGTCGATCTATAACGATGATGAGTATGGTGAGATCAAGTTTGGCAATCCACACCCATTCGGTGACAATGCTGTCATTAGACATAAATGTGATGTCTTTGGACCTTACAATGAGCTCGTAGAGATCAAAGGTAAGACATGGGGTGATGTTTGGGTTGCGGCCAATAAAGCAATCGTTCGTTCAGAAGATTTACATCACATTTATATTGAAGGGTTCAAACAAGGACCTGCAGGCGAACTAAGATTGCAGACAGGTTCATGATGATAGAAGTTTGGATATTTGGAACCTACTGCCTAGGAACGGTAGTAGGTATCTACTTTGGTTTTGAAATGGCCAATAAGAAAGTCGTTGCAAGAACCATTGATAATTTAATCAAGAATGGATATCTTCGTTCAAGACGTTTACCAAATGGAGATGAGGAAATTCTAAAACACGGAGAGGAATAATGAAATATATTTTAATCACATTGATGTTGAATAGCCCAATTACCTACGACAACGAAGCTATATGTAATTTGGCATTGGTCGAAGTAAAGAAGCAAGATGAAACCGCCATGTGTATACCGGCTGGTGAAACTCAACAAGAAACAATGGTATTGAACTTCTTCAAAATGTTTGAAAAACTCCAATCTTTTGAAATAGAATTGGAAAACAAGGAAACCGCTATCAAAAATTAGGGGTTGACTTTTAGGTCTTTTGACCTTATACTGTATATAACAATTAGGCAATAACCAGAGGGAAAAATGAAAATGGCAAATCTAGTAACCAAGGCAAGTGAATTAATCTACCAAATGGATAACGATCAATTGAATGAAGTTATCGAAGCAATCAAACTCAAAAGAACACACCTTACCAAACAGGCGGTCCGATCATTTATGGTTGGCGACATTGTTTCTTTCACAGGTAAACGTGGTGTTGATGTTTCAGGCAAGGTTAAGAAAATTGCTCAGAAATATGTCACAGTTGATTGTGGTGCTCAAGGGCAATGGAGAGTACCAGGAAACCATCTTACAAAATTAGGAATAGGTGCTTAATGGGACCTTACTCCGAAGAGAAACAGTATCAAAGGGCGGCCTCCATTAAGAGGTTGCTCGATACTAATCCACAACTCGACGAGCTTACTCGAGCAATGTGGGAACAGAAGGCTCGTAATTTAGCAATGACTGAAGAAAGGTACAATGCAAGAGTCAAAGCAATTTTTTCAAATATTAAAAGACAACCGGTGAATTTTCTATGCTGAAGCATGGTCAATGGGTAAGGATTAAAGTTAAGAATGGTATGTATCCTTACCGTGATAGGTATGCCCCCGGAGTCAGTTCTGTATCAAACGAGTTCAATTTCTATGAAGGCGAAGTTCGATACGAGAAGTGGTTCAAACCTAATGAGGTGGGCCTAACAACTGATCAACCCCATTTTCCAATGCGGGTCGTTCAACTAGAAAGGATTGTAGAGATAGATGGGGTGGAAAGATCCAAATCGTCAGAGCAATCGCTTCAAGCCGGAAGTGACGGTGAAGTCCTTAAAAGAACTGTTAAAGGTTCGACAGGAACACTATATGAAGTTGAAGTCGAAAGGAGTGGGAGATCATCCTGCTCTTGTCCAGGCCATCAATTTCGTGGCAATTGCCGACACGTCAAAGAGCTCTTCGAAGCGTTCGCGGCGTAAGAAATAAATTAAAGGTTGACATACTCAAGGTCTGACCTTATACTAAGAGAATAATGAGGCACAAGGAGAGGCAAATGGCATACTATACCTATACCAAAGATCCAATAGGAGCATTCACTGAAAAGTCAGTAGGCAATGTTTTTGAATATAGCCTCAACGATGAGCCTTTGAACAATCACCTAGGCGAAGACTTTCCTCACAAGGTATGGGTAGGTGGCAAAGATGTCTGCGGTATGACAGGTTGGCGTTTTGCTAATGTGATCAAGACAGTCGCAACGATTGTGGTAGACGAAGATGAATTTGGTTTGCCTGTCTTAGAAAAATGGTTCATCAAGAATCATAGGATATATGATGCTCGGTAGTATTCTTATAGTCATAGGCATTTTGCTTCTGCCTATTGGAATGATGCTGATGTGGGACAACGAAGACCCACCAGATAGAAAGAAGTAAATATCTATGCCTAATGAAAGGAACGGAATACCTGATCTGGAGATTCAATTGACTTGGAATTATCCGGCCTGTGTAGGACTTTCATGGATAGGAAAAGGTAAACACCGAACTACGGTATGGAGTGACGGAATTAGCCGGCCATGGCCAATCTTATATAGATTTCTACCCACCACTTGGGTCACATGGAATCGCAAAGGCTGTAGACTTAAAATACTCGGAAGGAGAAACAGATTTGAGTAGAGATACCACAACCGATAGCGATCGACAACTAATGGACGAATGGCTTAAAAAGAACGAGGTCACCGTCTGCCCACCATGTCAAAGAACAGACCCAGAGAATATCAATTTCTATACCTGGGGTCGTAGACCTAAAAAGAAGAAGGTCCCTGCCAAGAAAACTTCACCAAAATAGGTTGACTTTTGATACGTCTGGCCTTATACTGTAAGAGTAATGAGGCAAACTTAATTAGGAGGCAAATATGTTCAAGGCTATTATGTTTATAGCAATTGGAGCCGTAGGTGCATATCTTTATATGAACCCAGGTGACATAGATGGTGCAACTGAGATGCTCAAAGAAGGCGTCAACAAGGGTGCAACCGTGGTGCAAGAACTAACAGAAAAATAGAGGCAAGAGTATGGATATCATCTTTGACATCGATGGCACTTTAATGGACATCGAGCATAGAAAAAAGTTCGTTGAACAGAAACCAAAGGATTGGAATTCGTTCCGTGATTTGACTTCTGAAGACACTCCGAACTTAGATGTCTTTGCGGTAGCCATTGCATTACAAAAGGCCGGCAACAGAATTTTGGTTGCGTCAGGAAGAAACAAATCACAAAGAGCAATCACTCTCAAACAATTAATGGGTCAAGGTTTAGTATTCAATGAGCTTTATCTTAGAAGCGACAACGACTACAGACCTGACTACGAGCTTAAGAGTGGAATGCTTGATACAATGCTTGAAGCAGGATACAACCCCACATTGGTATTTGATGACAGAACAAGTGTCGTTGATATGTGGAGAAGTAGAGGCTTGAGAGCAGTCCAAGTCGCACCAGGAGATTTCTAAATGAGTAAGAAAGCTGAATGGTCTATGAGCTATTCATGGACTCAACCGTATCAGGGCATGAACTGTCGTGAGATTTATAATTCACTAGAGTTAGATGCTATTGATAGAATTGTTGAGTCCATGTCTACCTATCCTGATGCTGAGAGGATCATAAATAAAATCATAGGAGATATGAAGAATGATTAAGCCAGAAGATATTAAAGCAGGTCAATCATATGCCTGTCATTTTAAGGCAGAGATGATGTTAGACATTCACGGTCGCCCACCAGGGCTATCAGATGTACCATTAAAAGGACCAGGTTGGTACGAAGGATTTGGCCTTATCCAAACTAGAGATTCTGAAAAGAGATTGTTCGAAATTATCGATCAGGAATCAAACAGAAAAATGATTGTTCCTTGGGATCAATGTTGGGATATTGACGAAGCAGAATTGGTAAAAGAATAACTTGACTTTCTGATGTTTAGGCTATACTGTATAGGCTACATTAAACAAACAGAAAGGCATATATGTCATTAGGACCAAGTCCAACACAGGAACAACTAGATAAACAGGAATACCTAAACAAAAAAATGAAGGAGTTCTTAGACAAGGGCGGAAAGATCGAAAAGATACCAGAAGGCATGACAGGTGAAATGTATAGAGAAGAAAATGGTATCAAGCTCAATAAGAACAAGAATAAGAAGAAACCTCACAAAGTAAGATAAGGATAGAATACATGGTAAAATTATTTGTCTTTGAAACAGAGACTGAAGAAATTGAAGTCAATGCAATGGATTTCAGAGACGCTTGTCTTACCCTAGAAGAACAAGATCCTTCTATAAAGATTAAGGACATTGTATCCGTAATGGAATACTCTTGTCCAACAGTGGGTGATACCATTCACTGATATGATAAGGAAGTGTGCCTGAGTGGTTTAAAGGAGCGGTTTACTAAACCGTCGTAGGGGTGACTCTACCGTGGGTTCGAATCCTACCACTTCCGCCATATCATTACCGTAATTTATCGGCATAGCTGACCGGCAACCACACCGACAGGAAGGTGAAGGACGGAATGAGTCAGGTTGCTCAATAGCAAGGAGTTGGTGGCGTTTGCGCCAACTCCCCTAAGGTATATTTCGGCAAGAAAAAGGTTGACTTTCTGACCCTATGACCTTATACTGTATATAACAGTTAGGCAATTAGGCAATTAAACAGAGAGGCACAAAATGGCATACGTTTCACAAGAAGATAAGAAAAAACTAGCACCAGAGATTAAGAAGGTGCTTTCTAAATACGGTATGAAAGGTTCTATTTCAATCCGTCATCATTCAACATTGGTAGTGACAATTCAAAGCGGAGCAATTGACTTCAAAGAGTTTGGTACGTGGGGTCAAGGCGGAAGTGATGATGGTTATATTCAAGTTAATACATATCACATCGAAAATCATTATAGTGGTAAGGCAGAGAAGTTCCTTACAGAACTATTGGCCGCAATGAAAGGTCCTAACTATTTCTGTGATGATGATGCGATGACAGACTATTTTCACAGATCACATTATACAGATATCAACATAGGCAAGTGGAACAAGCCCTACTTCATGCAAAAGGCCGCTAAGAAGGTCTCTAAGAAGGTCGTAAAGGCGTCTAAAAACTCAAGGGCGTTTAACGGTTGGACACCGGAAGTTATTGACGGTTCTGTAGGTAGTATCACATTGCCAACCAACTCAACGATAAGTGATGCGAGTTCAATAAGTGAAACAAGTGAACAAGTGGCTCGCATGACAGCAAAAGAACAAGACAAGTTCGTAGAGGACATTGTAAGTCGCTACCCTAACTTGGCAGACACATTGATGACCAAACTAGGTTATAGTCTATTAGAACACGAAGGAGAATAACAATGGCAACTTCATTTGCTGATTTGAAATTTGAACCACACTCGGTTGCAGAAGGAGGAGTTCAAGCTCAACTTGAATTAGGTAAGTTTGAA